TCCTTTGCCCATCAAAGAAGCCATATCTCCCATTCTCTGTCTTTGATATAGACCGCTCTCAGTCAGAAGTTTTAACTGGTAATCAATAGCACCTTGCAGTTTCTTAAGCATGTTATTGTATGCATAATCATTTGCCATTGCCTTGTCTTTATTGCTCCAGTCTGTATTGAAATAAAGATTATCAGTCAAGGTTTTTATTTCAGCCTGAGCAATAGGCATCGCCACATTCAGAATGGCATTCATCACCTCACCCTGAGCGATAGAACTGTTCACAATACCCCTCTTGGCCATTGCTTGCATGGCTCTAGTAGTGGCGGCTTTAAACAAGGGGCTGTTGGTATTGATGATCTCAGTCAACTTATTGGACAAGTCCATTTCGTCTGTGAGGGTAGCCATATCCATTGTAGTGGTGTCGGCAACATAGACGGTTCCCTGCGGATTAGTCCAGTTATTACTTTGATCGCCATTATCTTCTTCACCATTTGGTGGCGGAATAACAACCTCACCTTCTTTTCTCCCGGCTACTCTCTGCATATACTGCCCAGCCCTCGGGTCTGTAGAACCTTCCTTCCATGTTCCCTTGTCAAGCATTCCTTGTGCTGTGGAACTGATATCTCCCTTGTATCTGCCTTTGGCAATGTCTTGGCTTTCCCCGATCAATGCTTGTCCGAATGCCTTTCTAGTCAGGCGAGAATCATCCCCTTCAGTAACCCCCATACGTCCACGCCAATACTGGGCTTCTTTGGACTCTGGAGCAGTTTTTATCTGTTTCCATGCTTTTAATACATCGGGCCTATCTTTACTGACATATCCCGCAAAATCCTGCTTTTTTCTACCTTCGCCCCGTTCTCTATATCTTTTGGCTAATTCATCTACTGTTGGTGTTCCCATGCCTATCTCCTGACGCCCAGTGGCGTGTAATCCACGATTGCGCCTTGGAGCGTAATCGGCTTATCGTAAATCGAACTGTTACTGATAATTAATCCCATGTTGGTTCCTATCCCGTTTATCTTTACTCGTTGCGAAGCAAGCACAGTAATCCCTGTACTGCTGTTACTTATGTCTGACTGATTCCACTGGTCTGCCGTTACGGAGACAGAGTAACTGCTGGAAACAGGAGATGACGGCGGCGTAAACGTACCACCAAAATCATAATCAGGCGTAACAGTTAGTGTGGTGGATGTATCTGCGTTGATCTCTAGGTTTAGTTCTCTGAATCTCTTCCTAGACCCCGGAGAATCGTAGTGATAGTACGCACTTCTTATAAACGAACCAACCGTGTCCCCATCAAAACTCGTTCCAGAATCAAATCTTCTGACATAGCCATCATCAAATCCACCATATAAAACCTCAAATCCATTAGCATCTTCCGCAGATGCCGTGCATTTAACTTGATGAGCCAAAGTGAAAGGCATCAAACCCTGATTCTTTTTGTTGATGAAAGTCATTTCAACACCAGTCTTATCATTAAAAAATAAACGGTATTGATTCTTCCCTCTAACCCTGAGAGACCCAACTGTACTGGACTTCTTGCTTTGTATATACGGATCAATCTTATCCGAGGCCACAGCAGACTGGAAGTCACCAAAATACTGAACTGTAAAGATTGAAGTGATGCCTCGATCATCTAGGAAGAACGTCTGATCCATCTTCTGAAGAGTGTAAGGTATAGCCCCCGCACCCGCATGGAACTTTCTGAGTTCCCAGTCGGCGGCGGAGGTTCCATACAACATGTAAGCGTCATTCCTAGTGAAGACCGACATCACGTTATTAACCTCTGTGGAGAACCCGCTCACATCATCCCCAATTGCTAGTTCTGCTGAACCCGTCACAGCATTCCATACATTGGGCGTAACAATACTTGAATGCTGTATAGAGCCGTTTGGATAAGAGAAAAACAAATGCTTCTGATGGGCGGATATGTGTTCTGGGGTATCCGTTATCATCCCAGTTTTAATTTTCAGGAATGTTGTTCCATCAAAAGAAAATCCATTATCTACCGTATTCACTCCGTACATTGTAAAGCCGGTGGTTTCTCCGCGAAAGTTGTAATTCGTAAATTCATATGTTCCGCCGGGGTTAATGGTCTGTGCGTATTGAGTTCCATCGGCTACCGCAACGGTCACATTACTGGGTTGACTGCTTCCATTGACACTCGCATGATCAATCCCATTGATGTTTATAGCCTCCCCATCTGTCCACGTTCCACTATTATTCTTTACTGATATATAGCCTTCCGCATCACCGGCAGCCACAGTTCCAGTTGCTATAGTAATGCTTGTAACAGTAGCCGTCTTTCCGGAGGTCCCACCAACTATAGCATCCCCCGCTGATATTTCTATTGATCCAGAATCATATGCCAACAATGGCATATTAAGATTTTCATTGTCTGAAAAAGTTCCTGTAAGGTTAGTTAAAACCATAGCCCCAGAAGCGCCTGTCGTCCACTCACCATAATGTGTAATTGCGGCTAAATCTCCCTGAGCCCCACTTGAAGCCCCCACTATAGTAGTTGCTGTACCAGTATCCCCCGGTATAGGTTCACCAGAAGTTGTGGTGCCATCGAAGTTTAACGCTGTTCCAAGATCAATTTCATCCCAACCTGTCGTAGTGCTTTTGTACATACCCGCAGTAGCCCCACCACTTTTATTTCTAAATGCATATACATCTCCATTGTATACCCACACCCCCATAACATCTCCTTCACCGGGAACAATATTGATGATCGCTCTCTGATCCTCAATAGCGGACTGCAGTTCAGTAACAAGAGACGAATCTACATCAGCATCCCTTAATACTGGAGGGCCATATGAAAGGCCGGTGGCAAGAATGCCCATTATCCCACCCTAAAGACTGACATCTGACCATAGTGCATTTGGAAATTCTCAGAATTACTTGCATGACCATTCTTAACTTGAGCAAGAACATCTGTGTAAGTAGTATGGCCTGTGGTATCAATAATTCCAGAAGCGGACACCATGTTCTCTAAAGTAGCAACTACTCTTTGAACAGCCGCATCATAACCGGGGTATACAACAGAACCACCAGTATCCTGAGTTGCGATTCTAAATGTCCATATCACGGTATCGGTGCCTGTCTGAGCAAAACTCACACCGAGGTTTACCATAAAGAATCCTTTATCATATATCCTGATATAGTCGTTCGCAAAAGAGGCGTCTGTTCCCACAGTTGTTGCAGACACAGTTCCGGTATCATCTACTGCATCAGCCCCAGCAGTATTTTTATTCCAATCTATCGTTTCCGTTGCTAACGATGCAACTGCCTGACTGGCTGGCGTTCCTGATTTAGCACATATAGTCGCATATCCGCCCATCCCTGACTCTGTAAATTGTCTGACCATCTGAGCAGTAATGGCGCCAGTAGTATTATTAGCAAAACTGGTGCCAGTAAGAACTGATCTTTCTTTTCTTAACGCTGTTGGTGTTCCCATTATCCGTACTCCACATTAAATGCGCTTCCAAACGCGCTATCTTTATTTAGAAAAAACATAGTTTCTCCATCCTCCAGTGTTCCTGTTACAACAGTAAAGTATATATATCCTTCTGCATCTGAATTAGAGAAGGACCCGGCCTCATCATCACCTGTTATATCCTCAATACTAACCTGCAATATTGAACCTATAGCCCCGCTCGTCTCTCCCTTTACCAAATCTCCCTTGGAAGGTATTTGCATATCAAATGCAGTGCTGAAGGCGCTGTCAAATACAGAATCCCTAGCAGTACCAACAGTAAAAGGAATCCTATAATAGGTAATCGCAGAAGGTAAAGTCTGGCCATCAAATCTTTCATACCCATCTATTCTTCTATATCGACCTCGAATGTCAATCTCAAAATTCTCAGCAGCAACCAACTCTCCGGGCTGCAATGCCAGTGAGGGGTCCACCATATTCACGCCACCCTCAAAGGGAAAGTAGGTAGACTTCAACCGACTCGGTTTTATATCTCTATTTCTTAATTTACTCATTCAGGTCTCACCACAAAATTGAATGCATCCTGAGCAGAGGAGAACCTTCTATTCTTTTGTCTTACTAATTGATCGGCCTCTAATTTATCTAATAGGTCTTCAAACTCCGCCAACGCACCAGCCATAATTTCCGGGGCATCTTCATTCTCCGCATAGTACATCTTGGCTCGGGCTATAATTATCTTATGGAATCGTGGAGGTATAGCAGATACATCAGCATCTGCAGTCATAACAGTAGGAGTCGCCCAATACTCCGCTTGAACCACTGTACTAGAACTAGGTGTTGGATAAAAATCTAATGTATTATCAGGATGGTAAGTAAAAACTTCCGGAATATCTTCATCCACCGTCCCGTACTTATAATTTTCCCTATATTCATTCCACGGCTCATACTCTAAAATCTGATAAGACTCTGATGTTGGGTCCCACACTACAGAACCAAGTTTCCAATTACCTAAATCAGAAGGAAAACCACCACCCGGTCCAGTGCCTGTATTGGTTGACATCAAAGTAGCAATACCTTGACTGGTTGTCATAGTCGCAGTTGACCACAGATAATCCCAATCAAACCATCTACTCTGTATATCTTGATCTGCTTGCGCTATATAACGAACAACAGCATTCTCTTCTTCAGAAAGATCAGTAGCCGCAACGTTAGATGGCCCTGTTCCGGGGATGCCTACATCCCTAGCCATGTCTTGACATAAAACTAAATATGTGCTCATCTAAGATTTCTCACTATATCCTCTACTACATTTTGTGGGTTTATTTTTGCAGCACACATTGCGCCACCCGTCTCTTTATCTCTATTACATGTACTAAATCCATAATGCATTTTATGACATGGGAAACAGTAATCAGGATAATCATCTGGGCCCAAAGCGGTAGTATTTTTCCAGTGCTTAGACAAATTCTCATGTGAAGAATGAGAAAGCATAACCGTCTTATGGCAGCCTAATGTTGAAGCCGCATTTAACACCCCAGTTTCGGGCCCAACTACCACATCACACACATCCAAAAATGCAAGCGTTTCTCTAACAGACCACTTACCAGATTTAGTAATAACTCTTTTTTCTTTTTCCCACCCAACTTCTAATAATTCACAAAGACCATCACCAACGGTTACAAAAGATATGTCTTTTCTATCCATCAAAATTCTAGACATTACAGCGTCTGTCCAAGGGTAAACCTTATGCACTGATGATCCGGATAAAGCCCAAAGAACCACATACCTTGATTTAATTTTTTTACGCTTTCCTTTGGCGCGTTTCCTCTCTTGATCGGTGGGGTAAAATTTAGGAAGAAACTTATAAGGAAGACCCGCTATATCATGAGTTCTTTCCATATAATTTACATTGTATTTTTCGTGAATCTCTTCCTTAGAAAGACTGTAATCGGGAGAGCCTTCCACCATGACCAACTCTCCCCTAATTTTTTCCTTCCTTTCCGGAGATAATAAAAGACCTTTTTCAATTGACTCTGAAAGTTGCACAAACTTATCAAAGCACTGTTCTAGTTTTTTCCAATATAATGTAAGCCGATCATTTGGAATCTGATCTGTTTTCTGAACTATAAGTTCATCCACATTAGGATCAGTTTCTAGAATGTCTTTTCCTTGCTCACTTACATTAACACAGACACGGTAGCCCTCTTTCTTGAACAAAGGAAACAAGGAAGAAACCTGAATCATATCTCCCATACCACCGTACCTTACAACACAGACAGATTTCTCTGCCCTCTTGCCCCCAAAATCCTTTAGGGTTAATTCGTCCCATTCCTTGGACGGCAGGTTTATTATCTTCAATTAAAAATCAAGGTTCCAAGAGCCAATCATCTCTCCTTCAACATTCGCCATGTTGTTTGAAGCCTTCTGCGCTCTCATGAACTCGTCGGTCCTCTCGTCAGACATCTCGTCCATAGTATAATAGCCTCGGCCAGCAGGTCCAGAATGACCATATGCCTCTCTTGGAGACACAGGTTTTACTCTGCCAAAAACATAAGCCGAGACTTCGTTAATTTTTCCCATAATTCCTCCAAAGGGTTGGGGGAGCCGTAGCCCCCCCGTCCTTATTGGTTAGTCAAAAGTAAACTTACCACGATCCGTGGAAATTGACTTATGAACTACGCCCATTGGCAATTGATTTGGTCCGTGAGAAGCCAAAGCAAGAGACGCTAAGGTCTCTTTACTTACGTCCTCTAACGAAGACAAACCGTTAGCCGGGATTTTACCTTTTGCGGTATGATTTGCACTAGCCATAATCGACCTCCTTAATACCACGCAACAACAACATACGGATACCCAATACCGGCCTCAGTACCAGAATCCACTCCAACTACTGGAGTGCATTCTATCTGAGTATCGGCAGGCAACGCCTCATCAATAATAGCATCAGTATCATTTTGGATATTGAATGTATCAGTGATTGCGGTTCCATCCGTTATATTGAGTTGAGCATAAGCATTGGCATCACCAGTAGTTCCAACTTGGAATGATGCTTCAGTGCTATCACAAGCAAACGTCTCAGTCACTTCAATACCTACATCAACAATAGTTCCCTTTTTACCCGTTGGCCCCTTAAAGGAGAAAACGGTAGGTGTTCCATTGCCCATGTCTTGAGCAGCGCCGGACTCAATACGAGTCCATTTTTTGTCTGAATAACTCATAATGTCCTCCTATGCTGCGCTGTCCCAAATCACAATGCGTGATTGGGCTGCTTGTGTGTGTACGATACCGAAGCCGCCTAGATAGTACCAAGCGATGCCACGATCACGCCCGAAGTCACCCGGGATTTTACCCCGCATTTCCTCTGGGACTGCAACCGCTTCAGCAACAGTATCCTCTCCAAAGAACACGATCCAGTCAGACAAACCATTCGTCCACGCAGTAGCCGCTGTACCAATGCTACCCTTCGCTTTAAATGTTTGCTCAACAAACCGTACTCCATCGTACCGACCAATTTCCCCATTCATGATCATGCGGAAACCCTGATCAACATACTGCTTGATCGTTTCAACATCATCTACGAAATCACGGAAAGTTGTAGGCCATGCGATACAGTAATAGTCATCACCCGTATACGCCGGGATATTACGTTCCTTCATCACATCGACAATCGACTTCACATGCTCTTTTCCGAATGCAACGCTATTCGTTAGAGTAGCCGTACCATTGGTGGTTAAAGTAACCGCCGAGGTATTTGTACCAGTGGTTCCACTGGCTGCACTTGGAACAACGCGCAATTTTGCGCTGTTGAACTGAGCGGAAGCAAGGTTATCGAAAGCCTTTTTGGCATCGGTCTTCAACACCTTCCGAATTACTTCGGCCACGGGTTGCTCAGATAGGTCATCCAACTTACCAGTCCACGGAACGCTGTTGCCAGCCTCCGTAATGGTCATGGTGCCTTGAGAAATCGTGAACGAGGTCTCCGGAATAGTATTGGTTTCAACGAGCGTAGTACCTTGGGTACCCACATCGCTGAACACGTTCCAGTGAAATGTATCACCTCGATGCAATCCCTGATGGGCCGCATCTTTGACATCACAGAACTGTCTAAATTTGACAATAGGCTGTACTGCCATTCTCAACTGTCTGCTGAGATTTAAGGCATACATATAACCACCGGAGGTGCTAACTGACCATACTTGTCCAGCCATTTTACTACCTCCTAATTGTTATAACATTTGGCCTCGCGCTTCCTTCATTTCTTTGATGATGTCCGTAGCAGTTTGAGGTGCTGGTTCATCTTCTCCGATCTTTGAAGAGGCGCTAGCCGCCTTCGGGTGTTGCACAATTTTCTTCTTGCGCTCTACCCTTTCGTTTTTATCAGGGGAAAGAAATTCTTTCGCCCATTGTCGCGTCGATTCAGCAGCCTCTTGCATAATCTGTTTTGGAGACCAATCCGGATTACTCTGGGTAAGGTCAATCGTTCGATTATCCGCGACTGCGCGCAACTCAGGAACTTTGGCAATATCAGGATACTCACTATCAAACCACTTAACTGCATCTTCAAGTGACTTCTGGTAAGCCCATTGCTGTTGTCTCTGTGTTTTCGCTCGCTGCTGCGCTAAGGTTCTACCTAGAACCTGTTCAACAACCTCTTCAACATTTGGGGTGGCTGGTTGACTGCGCCCTCTGTTTCCCAAGGCTTTAATAAACAATTCTGCGGCTTTATCCGCATCATCTTCATAAAGAGCCTGATGATATTGCTTAACCAACTCAGCATTATCTGGCCCTTCTTCTGGAACCGCGTCTTCCGATGGCGGCACTTCTGGTTTGGCTTCTTGAGCCTGTTGCATTCTCTGAATATATGAATTGAGTTCAGACTCACGCGCTTGAACTCTTCTTCCGTATTCAGCGGCTTCTTCAAAGCGTTTTTGAGACGCCTTGTCTTTTTGGTGGGATGCCTTTAGATCATCGAATGGTACTTTTATATCCTCACCATCAACTTTTATAGTTGTATACCAAGACTCACCATCTTTAAAAAAGGGTGATGGACCTACATCTACAACTTCTTGCTTTTCTTCTGGTTCTTCAGACGCAAGAGCCTCTCCAACTTCCTCTTCAAACTCCTCGTTGCGTTTAGAAACAAGTTTTTCGATTTCTTTCTCTCGTTCGGATACATATTCTTGCGTCACATCTTCAACAATTCGTACATCAGATACTTCTTCAGAATCATCCTTGTATCCTTGCCCTACTTCCTGTTCAGTTGCATCCACTTCTGGGGTAGCATCTTTATCTGCCATTTTTCAATCTTCCTTCATATATCACCCGCATCTTTATGTTTTGCAATCGCTTCCGCTTGCTCCCCATCGGCTATTGTCGCATCCAACCAATGAAGTAACTGTAGCGGGGTAGCGAGATCATGTGAGATTTTGCGGTATTGTTGAAGTTCTTCTTCTGAAGAACCTACCCACTCCTGCATTGCCATTTTCTGAAACGCTTCAACACCTTTACGATATTGATTAATAGCCCTCTCAGCGATGGTCAATCCAGTAGGAGTTCTTATAAATTCTTGTGTTGCGTGTCCAATCCGTGCCCGTTTTATAAGGTCTTCTGCGGTAATATCGCCGGGATTATAGTAATCCATTCTTATCCCACAGCATACGGAATCTTATTGTATCGTCCTCTTTCAATTGTTCCTGCCTTCCCAGTGGCTCGTAGTTCTAATTCCCTCTCGATTTCCTTATTATCCATCTCACTCAAGAGTGCTTCTCTTTGAAGGAGCAACTCACCTCTCTTAGTCACGGAGTCCTGCTGTTTAATTTCCGCTTCTCTAATATCAGTTTGCTGTCCTATCAATTCCCTCTGTATATCTGCTTGTGCCCTAATCTGAGCAACTTCCTTATCGCCCACAGACTTGACCTGCTCAATCTGCATCCTTCCCTGTGCCTTCTGTTGGTCTGTGGCTATGATATTCTGAAGGTCTTGTAATTGTTTTTGCATCTCTTCAATCCTTGGATCAGCCTCCGAATCCCAAAGGATAAATCTTGAGCCGTCCTTAAATCCAAGTTGACCGAATACTTCCTTTGTCAACTCTGGCAAATTAATCTTTTCGGCTACACCCGGAAACTGAGCCAGCGTATTAATACCGAAGAGCAAATCTTGAACTCTTTTTAGCGGGTCAGTAGCATTTAATCCAACATTTACTTTGAGCAAAACATCCTGACGAAGGAGTTCATCTAACATCTCATCTATATTAAACTTAGCAAACTGTTGTTGAGCGGCCTGACCAGCAACTGCCAATACAATTTGATCTGTTTCATAATATTGCTCAAGTCTAAGAAGTTGCTTCAGTGTCTTTTCAACCCATGTATCCGCAAAAGTTCTTAGTGTATACTCAGCAATCGTACTGCTAGAACCAGCAAGAAGATTCATACCCCCTACTGTTTCATTTAGATTTCTGGCGCCCTGAACTGTAGACGTTGAGAAGTTGCCCTGCAACTCATCGAAGTCCATATTAATTCTATCCTGCTCTGCATATGCAGACCCGGTAACATCCCTTGTCTCAACAATCCTCACATCTGTATCCGGATCATCCATTTCAACAGCGCCGCCCGGAACAGACCTAAACAACGCATCAAGATCAATATTTCTATCTCTACGGATATGATACCGCTTGTTCATTGCTAATTTAACATTATCGAATCTCTGATTCCATATGTCATTAGCCGCAGCCTGAAGTTCTTGTGTTAGTTCTACTGTGCCCGACGGATAAACTTTGTGGGCTTCTAAATTAACCGCGCCCATAACATAGGGACGTTCTTCATCCCTTAACCAAGGAAACATCTCCCTTAATGGTTTCGCTTCTGTGAGCATGATTTCGGTGCCAGCGGTGAAATAGCAGTAATCTATCCCCTCCGACTTAACAATATTTTTGTGAACCCAAATGATCCAATAATCTTTTAACTCCCCAAATTCCGCTTCATTTTCTTTTGGGTCCATTCTTGGCTCATCTCTTACAAGCCTAGTAGTATTATCTTGCTCCGACTCATCAGTAGTAGAAAGAAGTTCCTCATCGCTTACGTCTAACCATTCTCCAGAATCAATCTTTGCTCTTACATCTTGCAAATACATAGGGATAAGATGGACAATATAAGGGGAGGACTTGATAGGATCAGCCCAATCTGCCGCAGGATCAATTCTAATATTTTCCGGAGAAATCAATTCGATAACGGGACGATCTTTTATAGCCGTGATCTGCTCATGAATTTGAGGATTTCCCTCTTCATCCATAATTGTCCTGTTATCAGAGTCTACCTCTGTGTAAGATTCTTTTGCCTCATGAAAATCCCAATACTGATGAGATATACAAACACCTTGAACCGCAGCATCTTGGAGGGCGGCGACCATCGTTTGAAACCAAGGAATAGTATTAGTCAGGCGATACTGCATAATAGACTGAGCAACCACTGCTGCAGCCGATTGCTTCTCATCATTACCATTGGCAGGTTCAATGCTTATCACATCTTCATTAGTGAAAAATGCTACCGTCATTGCGGCCTGTAGATTTCTTACAGCAGTTCTAGTTTTAGGGCGAAAGAATTTGGATCGCTTATCGTAGGCTGCTGTGTTATACTTAGAGCCGGGAGGATGATTGCCATTAAATAAAGACAGACTCTTTTCCCACTGGTATCTTAAATTGGCATTCAAGTAGTCAGTAGAGCCTTCATAAATTGCTCTGGCTATTCTAAGCCACTTATCTTCCTTTGGAGTTTCTTCCACTAATGTGTTAACTGCGTCTATCCCTACATTAAGAGGCGGCTGTGGATTCATTAAAGACATTAAGCAGTCCCCGGACTAAAGTCTCCATCTAATTGGCCCTTATAATCCATCGTAAGGTCCATGTATCTTTCTTGATTAAACCCATTGGTTTTCTGTTTGTACCGCTCTAGAATTTCACCACCAGCCAATGTAACTGCTCGGTAATCATTATCAATCTTATCTTCATGCAGAACAAAGCCCCAGTTGCCAGACAATAACATAGACTTTACGACAACAACACCATCCATAACATGCACAGCCCATAACCATCCGGGATATTTCTTGTCAAGATGCTCTGCCACATTCTTGGCAGTCGTATGATCAAGACCTGTTCTAATGTCCGCTCTTTCGATTTCCATACTTTATCCTTTTCTTGGGCTTATAAAAAATCTTATTACCATTATCAAAAACATATTGTTTGACTGGCGCACTTAATTCTGGGTCAATCTTGTAAGCAAGTTCTGACCAGTTAAATTCAGTTTCTTTCTTTGACATCACATTATCTGTATTGGTGGTAAGTACTGCGGGTTTCTATGTACTATAATGGGTTTATATTCATTCAATACAAGTTCTCCATTCTCAATAGTTAAGTAATACGAAACCCCCCAAGGAGGTGCCGCAGATGAAATAGTAATATCTCCCTTCGGCGGGAAT